CCCCTGGATAGAACTGTGGCTTGCGACTAACTACTAATAGAAGGGTGGTTGCTATGAGCAACAACTACTGGGATGAAGAAGACGAAGACCAAGATACAGAAGTAAATCTGTCTGGTGATGACCTTGTTAAGAAATTACGCAAGGCAAAACGTGCAGATGAAAAACGTATCAAGGAACTCACTGAGCAACTTGAGGGTTTAACCAAAGCGCAGCGTGAGCGGACCGTCAAAGAAGTCCTAGAAAAGAAAGGCATTAACGCTAAGGCTGCACGCCTTATCCTGAAAGACTTAGATGATGTTACAGAGGATTCTCTGAATGGATGGCTCCAAGAAAATGGAGACCTGATTGGTTATCAGACTGAAGTTAAGGATGAGCAGAAGCAGCAGAATCTTGCAGCATTAAGGCAGCAGGATGTGCTAACGCAGGGCGGGATAATGCCAGATAGAGCAGATGAACTGGCAACGAAACTGGACAACGCGCAAAGTGCAGAAGAGTTGTTAGCGTTCTTACGCTCTCAGTCCTAATCCGTTCATAGTCACTTGGAGGTGACGCAAAAATGGCTAACGCCTATGTATCAACAAACTCCGCTTCTCTAGGCGGAACCGCTGGTGCTGCAGGTCTAGTACAGAAGGCATATGACCGTCTTCTGGAGTTTGCGCTTCGCTCTGAACCACTCATTCGTTCAGTCGCAGACAAACGTCCTGCTCGCCAAGCAATCCCAGGCTCAACCGTAGTTCTACAACGCTACGTTGACCTAACCGCAGCAACGACTGCGTTAACAGAAACTGTTGACCCAGATGCAGTAGCAATGTCTACTCCCACATCTGTAACCATCACTCTTGCTGAGTATGGTAATTCAGTTCTTGTAACTCGTGCGTTGGAACTATTCAGCCTTGCTGATGTAGACCCAGCGATTGCAAATATCATTGCATATAACCTTGCTGATTCTATTGACAAGGTTGCAATGGAAACACTCCGTGCTGGTACCAACGTAATCTACGCAGGTGCTACTGCTACTTCTACAGCGACAATCACCGCTGCTGCTACTATCGCTTCTTCCAACATCCGTAGGGCTGTTGCTAAGTTGCGTGCAAATCAGGCAAAAGGACGTAAGGGTAGCCTTTACTGGGTTGGTATTCACCCAGAGGTTTCTCACGACCTTCGTGCCGAGACTGGTGCAGCAGGTTGGTTGATTCCTCATCAATACGGTGCAGACCAGAGTGAAATCTATGCAGGCGAAATTGGAAACTATGAAGGCGCATTCTTCGTAGAATCTGCTCGTTTGTACAATGCAACCGATGGAGCATCTTCTGCTCGTAACTACCGCACAATTGTTTGCGGTATTCAAGCACTTGCAGAAGCAGTGGCAGAAGAGCCACACGTAGTCATTGGACCAGTAGTTGACAAGTTAATGCGTCACCGCCCAATGGGTTGGTATGGCGTACTTGGCTTTGCTCGCTACCGCGAAGAGGCTTTGTTCCGCATTGAGAGCGGTTCTTCAATCGCTTCATAGTTGATTGATTCTGTAGGGCAGGCATATTTGAAAAGTCTGCCCTATGGGATGAGTCCATTAAGGAGGACTAATGACAGAGTACATCTTTCAAACACCTACAGTGCGAGAGGGTCCTGCTGGGGGGCATAGGCTTTTCCATTTCTATAAATTGGATAGAGGCATAACCATTGTCAAATCTGGTGGAACCTACTCACAAGTAAGGTATCTACTTGATGAAGACTTAGATAACTATCAAGAGGTTTATCTGGGTGGAAGAAACCACACAGTTAGCGAAGCCACTAAAGCAGCCCTTATTGCTGGTGGTGTAGGCGTAACAGAAAGCAACTTTACTGCTATATGAAACATTGGGAACATCATCCTGAGCCAGTTAAGGGTTGCTTTGGTTGCAAGGCTTTAACGCTACAGATGAATGCAGGAGATGCAACAAGGGATATTTCAGATAAGAAATGGAACGCAGAACTTCAGGCATACAGAGATGCCAGAGCACAAGGCATAAGCCCGTCTGGCACTACTATGCGTGATATTATCGCTGCTGAGAAAGCATCAGAGATTTTGGGTAGACCCTATAACGGGGAGACTATGCCAAAAGCAAATAAAATAAATAAAAACGTAGCCGAAGTAATGACAGAAATAGGAGCATAAAATGCCAAAGGTAGGAAAGATGGAGTTCCCATACTCCAAAAAAGGTATGGCTATGGCTAAGAAAGCAGCCAAGAAGTCAGGCAAGAAAATGACAATGAAGAAAATGGGCAAGAAGAAGTAACTACTTTAACTATAGAAAGTATAACAATGAATAAACGCGAATATGAAAATAGAAAATCGTGGCTTATCGATACAGCAGAAACGCCTAAAGATAAAAAAAATCTTAAGAGCGAATTGGCTGCGTTAAAAAAACTTTACCAAGCTTACCGTAAAACTGCTGGAATCACTGACTCAAACGCTAAGGCTCACGTTGTTGACCTCTACAGAAATACAGAAACAAGAAAGAAACCCAAAACTAAACTTGGTGGACGCGAGATGGACCCTACAAAGATTCCAGGTTTTAAATTTGGAGGAGGAACAGAGTAATGGCTAAGATTCGTAGAATGCAAGGTTATAGTCCCAAAGCATCTCAGATTGAAGGTTTACGAAATAAACCTATTGGTCCAGAAGATTATATCTATGCTTTAGAAGTTGCTGGACAGCCTGCTGCTACAGATAAAGAAAGAGCAATAAAGGCACAAGCACAGCAAGATGTTAAGTATCTTGAGGCTAAGTATCCTGGCATTGCTGGCAAGTTTAAATTATTTGAAAACCGTGTTAAAAATACAGAGCCTATGAAAAGCACTAATCAAAAGAAGAGTAGACTCGGTAAGGCCAATTAATGTCATCAGGACAATTAAAACCGCACTACGGTTTTAATTCTGTACAAATCAGAGATGGATATGTAGTGCGGTTGAACAAGAATGGAACAGTAAGGTCAATACTAGGAAGATATGGGAAGTATGGCAAAAACACCAGCGTGGCAGAGAAAAGAGGGTAAAAACCCTAAGGGTGGGCTCAATGCAAAAGGCAGAGCCTCTTATAAGGGTGGCACCCTAAAGGCACCAGTTAAGAGCGGTGATAACCCACGTAGAGCCTCATTCCTAGCTCGTATGGGTAATATGCCAGGACCTGAGCGTGATTCAAAAGGTAAGCCAACCAGGCTACTTCTATCCTTGCAGGCTTGGGGTGCATCAAGTAAGGCTGATGCTAAAGCCAAGGCAGCAGCAATTTCTAAGAGAAACAAAGGAAAAAAGAAATGAAGAAGAAGGCTAAGGCTAAGTCAAGAGTTAATGAGGCTGGTAACTACACCAAGCCTGGTATGCGTAAAGCATTGTTTAATAAGATTAAGGCTGGCTCTAAAGGTGGTAAGCCTGGTCAATGGTCTGCCCGTAAAGCACAGTTACTTGCTGTGCAATACAAGAAAGCAGGCGGAGGCTACAAGTAATGGCATTGGCTAAATCTCAACAATCCCTTAAAAATTGGGGCAGTCAAAAATGGAAAACTTCTGATGGTAAACCATCTAAGGGTAAAAAGAGATACCTGCCAGCAGCAGCCTGGGACAGTTTAAGTCCAGCAGAAAAAGCCGCAACCAATAGGGCGAAAGCCAAAGGAAACAAAAAAGGCAAACAGTTTGTCAAACAGCCTAAGTCAATTGCAAAGAAGACAGCGAGGTTTAGATAATGCCAGTAGGTATAGCAGGTAGCACTCTATGTGCTGAACTCAACCGCCTAGCCAATGGTGGAACATATCCCCTTAGGACATTGTTCAAGTCTAATCAAGGTGCTGCAAATGCTTGGGCTGGTACTTCGGGCAAAGGCATCATCGGTGCCTTGAACTTTAAAGCCAGTCCAGCGCGTCAACCTAATAACTTTAAGAACCTAAACGCTATCTGCAATGAACTTGCTGGCACAACCAATAAGTCTGCTGTAGATGCATTAAGGACGATAGCATCGTGACAGCAACATTCTCCGATATAGTCAATGAGGTATTGATAAACCTGCAAGGTTATACAATGCAACAGGATAGGGCTACCAGCCTTTCTTCTGCTATCACTACTACGACTACCACCACCATCAATGTTTCCTCTACTGCTGATATCGGCAAAGGCATTATTGAGATTGGCGAAGAGTTGATATGGATAGAGAACTTTGACCGTGTTGCCAATACTCTGACTGTCTCGCCCTGGGGGCGTGGCTATCTGGGAACTACTGCTGCTACTTCTGCTACATCCAGCAAAGTTACTATCAGCCCTACCTTTCCTAAGAGCGTAGTAAAGCGTGCTATCAACGACACCATCCGTGCTATGAGCACTTCTATCTTTGCAGTCAAGCAACTAACCTTTACCTATAATGCTGCTGTTACCACTTATGAATTACTAGATGGTGCTACCAATGTGACTGCTCAATCAATCATTGCTATGAATTGGCAAGAAGTTGGGCCATCAAAAGAATGGATTCCAGTCAGACGTTGGTCCTTTGAACCATTTGCTGATATCACTACTTGGGGTGGCACTGCTGCCTCACCTGCTCAGACAGTAAGTATTTATGACCATATCACCCCTGGCAGAACAGTAAAAGTTCTTTATGCTACAGATGCCGTAGTCTTTGAAAGCGATTCAGATGTCTTTACAACCAAGACAGGGTTACCTTTATCTTGCAAAGATGTCGTAGTTTACGGAGCCATCTACAGATTGCTTACCTTCCTAGACCCAGCCCGTGCTAGCCAGACTAGCCCACAGGCTGATGAGATTGATAGCAAACGTAACTTCGGTAGTACTAGCACTATCACTCGTCAGATTTTTGCGCTTTACTCTCAGCGTCTTGCTGAAGAAGTTAAGGCTCAACAGAATCAATTCCCAACCCGCGCCCACTACACCCGATAGGTAAAAAATGACAGTACGTAAATATTCCTCACGCGCACAGCAATCAACTCTTGCTTCTGCCATTACAAGCACTGCTTCATCTATGACTTTAGTAAGCGGTGGTGGTGCCAAGGTAATGGGTGGTAAGACACTAACTGGAACTCAGACCTACACATTGGTCATAGACCCAGATACATCTCTTGAAGAAATTGTAGATGTAACGGTATATTCCTCTGGAGATACCCTATCAATCACTCGTGGTATAGAAAATACTGGAACTGGTTTTGCTCACTCTGCTGGTGCCATTGTAAGACATATGGTTATTGGTAGAGATTTACAAGAGGCTAATGACCATTCAGAGGCATCTACTGCCGTCCACGGAATTACAGGAAGCGTTGTCGGTACAACCGATACTCAGACCTTAAGTGCTAAAACACTAACCACTCCAACCATTGCTTCTTTCACAAACGCAACCCACGACCACAGCAATGCTGCTGGTGGCGGTACTCTTGGTTCTGGTGTCATTACCAGCACAATGATTGCTAATGACACGATTGTAAACGCTGACATTAACTCATCTGCCCAGATTGCTTACAGTAAATTAAATCTTACTAACTCTGTTGTTAATGCTGATATCAATGCTTCGGCTGCCATTGCTCTTAGCAAGTTAGCAACTGACCCACTCGCCCGCGCCAACCATACAGGCACTCAGTTGGCTAGCACTATCTCTGACTTTGACACACAGGTAAGAACAAACAGACTAGACCAGATGACAGCACCTACTGCCAGCGTAGACCTTAATAGCCAGAAGATTACTGGTTTGGCTACGCCAACAGTCAGCACTGATGCAGCAACTAAGGGTTATGTAGATACGCAGGTAACTAACCTAGTAGATGCTGCTCCTGGAGCACTTGATACTCTTAATGAGTTGGCTGCTGCTCTTGGCGATGATGCTAACTTCTCAACTACAGTAACCAACTCTTTGGCTACCAAGTTAAGCCTATCTGGTGGCACTATGACTGGTGCTATTGCAATGGGTACTAGCAAGATTACTGGACTAGGAACTCCAACTGTTTCAACTGATGCTGCTACCAAAGCATATGTAGATGGCGTTGCGATTGCTCCTAGCAACCTTACAGGCCCTATCACATCGGTAGGTTCTGCCACTGCTATCGCTGCTCAGACTGGTACAGGTACTACCTTTGTAATGCAGGCCAGCCCAACACTTACTACTCCAGTATTAGGTGTGGCTACTGCTACCAGTATCAATGGCACATCTATCCCATCTAGCAAGACCCTAGTTGCTACCGACTCTACTCAGTATGTGGTGCCTAGCCAGACAGGAAATGCTGGCAAGTTCTTAATTACCGATGGCACTACATCCTCTTGGGAAACTGCAGTTACTCCAGCAGGCAGCCAGACACTAACTAATAAAACTTTAACTTCACCAGTTTTGGGTGGCACTACCACAACTGCTTCAGGAAACTTAGTCGTTGAACCTGCTACGTTTATTCTTGAAGTAAAAGGTGGCGGCGCAACTGTTGGGCAGATACAACTTAACTGCCCTGTAAACAGCCACGGACAGAAGATTGCTTCTCAGCCTCACGCTCAAGCAGCAACAAATACCTTGACCCTGCCAGGTGGTAATACTATTGGCAATGGTGATGCTGTCCTTGTTTCTGATACTGGCACACAGACACTTACAAATAAGACGATAAGTCTTGGTTCAAATACTGTTAGCGCAACATTAGCGCAACTAAACACAGCAGTAAGCGATGCAGATGTAGCCTCATTGGCAGGTGCAGAAACTTTAACCAATAAGACTATAAGCGGTGCTAATAACACTTTAAGCAGTATTGCTAACGCATCACTAACTAACTCAAGCATCACAATTAACGGAACTGCTGTTTCTCTTGGCGGTAGCATTAGCATAAGTGCAGATTCAGAATCCGTTGAAATCAAAACACTAATGGGCGCTTTGCTCTAAGAAAGGAAACAGTAACTAATGGCTGTAACATCTAAAACACTTTTCCGTGGGGCTGCAACAACATCTACGGGAACAACTCTTTATACTGTGCCAGCATCAACGGTAACAGTAGTAACCAATATTATCATAACCAATACTGCAGGCGCATCGGGAACTTTTACTCTTGGTCTTGGTGGAACTAATCTTGCAACCACTGTAACGGTTGGTGCATACGATTCAACAGTAATTGATTTAAAACAAGCACTGACAGCAACTCAAACTATTACTGGTGGAGCATCTGCAACAAGCATTAACTTTCATATTGCAGGTGTGGAAATAGCATAATGACCCCAGTATACAAACTAAGCAATGCTGGCGGTTTTACCAGTAAACAAAAATACACTTCAATGTTGGCAGGTAATAGTGTTTATAGCCCTAGTTTTTCAGTTGGGTATTTAGTAATTGCAGGCGGCGGTGCTGGAGGTCCAGCCTACTATGGTGGTGGAGGCGGAGCAGGCGGTTATAGATGTTCTGTTTCTGGCGAAACTACTGGTGGTGGCGGTAGCGCTGAAACTGCTTTAAGTTTGAGTTCTGGAGTTTTATACACAGTAACAGTTGGTGCTGGCGGAACTGGTGGGACTAATTCTTATGCAGTCAGAGGTGCTGCTGGTAATAATTCTTCTATATCTGGAACTGGTATAACTACCGTTACATCCACAGGTGGTGGCGGTGGTGGAACATTCAGCACATCAGGACAAACTGCTGGTGGTGATGGTGGGTCAAGTGGTGGTGGTAATGGTGGTCCTGCTAGTGGCCCTGGCACAAGAACAGCAAGTCCAGTTCAAGGTTACAATGGTGGAACTGGAGCAAATGATGGTGGCTCTACTTACGCTGCTGGAGGTGGAGGTGGCGGTGCTGGTGCTGCTGGCGGTAATCCTTCTGGCTCAGGCGGAACTGGAACTGGTGGCGCAGGTGGTAATGGTCTTTCCTCATCCATAACAGGTTCTTCTGTCACTAGGGGCGGTGGCGGTGGAGGTGGTTATGGGCGAGATGGTGGAACAGCAGGGGGTAATGTTGGTCCTGGCGGTAGCGGTGGCGGTGGCAACGGTAGCACTAACGGAAACGCTGGAAGTAATGGAACCGCTAATACTGGCGGTGGGGGTGGCGGTGCTGGTGGCTATCCAAATAATAATGGCTCTGGCGGTAGCGGTGTAGTTATTATCCGAGCAACCCAAGCAGCAGCATCTACTACAGGTTCCCCAACTTATACTACTTCAGGTTCATATCATATTTATCAGTTTACAGGAAGCGGGAGTATTACATACTAATGGCACACTTTGCACAACTAGACGACAACAACATAGTCACACAAGTAATCGTTGTAGCCAATGAGGAACTACTACTTGATGGCGTAGAGAACGAGACTAAGGGAGTTCTATTCTGCAAGTCACTCTTTGGTAATGATACCAAGTGGAAGCAGACTTCCTACAATGGCAACATTCGCAAGAACTATGCTGGCATTGGATACAACTATGACTCAGGCAGAGATGCCTTTATTGCCCCACAACCATTTCCTTCTTGGTTGCTAAATGAAGATACCTGCCGATGGGAAGCACCTACACCTATGCCTACTGATGGCAAGATGTACTCCTGGAATGAAACAACCCTGTCTTGGGATGAGATTGCTGCGCTGTAAGTAGATAGATAGGGGACAGATGATAAAAGATACCGAGACGGTAACAGTAGGCTGGTGTGATAACGGCCTAGCCGATGGTAAGTTTGCAGAAGGGCTGATGGCAGTAACGCTGGCTGCTCCTGCTAATGGTATGAAGATTACCCATAGCGTCCGTGTGGCTGGCAATCAGATAAGCAGGCAACGCCAGAAACTACTCAACCATTGGTATGACAAGAACATATCTGATTGGTTGCTCTGGGTAGATAGCGACATAGTGCTTGACATAGACGCTCTATACCTGCTCTGGCATTCTGCAGATGCCATTACAGCCCCTATCGTAAGCGGTGTCTACTTTATCTCCAAGGAACCTGAAGGCACCCTTATGCGCC